GTCATGTTGGTGCCGGAGCCATCCGCTGCACTGTTGGCGACCATGTCGGTCGTTGCCGCCGTGGTCGTCCAGGCGTTGACCCCGCGGGCGTTGTTGGCCGAGGACTCGGTCGGATACCTGGCAATCCACGTCCGGGCCACTCCAGCGGAAATCATCGGTGAGCTGGCGCCGGTCTCGCTCAGAGTCCACAGGACCGCCACGCTGGCGGTCGTGTAGGTCTGGACGCTGGTGGAGAAAATGTTGAAAACATGAGGCAGCGGGTCGTCCTGCACTAGCACCGAGTAGACCCTGGCCGCGCCCGGTGAGTCCGAGTAGGTGGCCTGGCTCGTCAATGCTGCACCGCCGAGCCTATGGACGCGGTTGTCGAAGACAATCTTCCCGTCCTTGCTCTCCCGGATAAAGCCGCCCTCGGTGGACTCGACCTCCTGGAGGGCCGGGACGGTGTAGGTCGCGGCCTTCCAGTAGGTCGCGATCGTGGTCTTGCCGGTGTCGAGCGTCCGGGCGCCAGCGGCCCACCCGGCGGCGTCCAGGATGTCGCCCACGACCTGGTCGGTCCTCTGGGAGGTCACCATCGGCACCTCGATCTGGTCGAGGTTGACCTGGCCCAGCGGGCCGGTCGCCTCCAGCGTGGCGGTGGCGTCACCGCCCAGGAATACCTGGGGCGTGATGCGCGTCAAGAAGCCCTGCCAGATAGGCTGGTCATTCTGGCCGGCGGACGTGCCGAGCAGTCGCACCGGGCGACCCGGCAGGATGGTGCCGTAGATTGGCGACGACGAGTTGAACGGGTTGTAATCTCCGCTCCGGTTGTCCAGCACCGCCCGGAACGTCCCGGCCTTGCACTTGCCTGTTAGCTGGCTGGCCCTGTCCCGGCCAAAAGAACAGGCGATGCTCCGGACACGGCCCATGTCTATCGTCTCTCCTGTGCCGGTCCAGTCCCCATCGTTCTCCCAGTCCACCTGGAGCTTGTAGGTTGCGACGACCATCTAAGCCCTCGCCAGGACGCCCTGGAATCCGCCGCCGAGAACGGCGTTGCGGATGACCGAGGTCACCTTCGCTTCAAAATCGTCCATGCCCTGGACGTCGCCGTTGATGACCAGGTTGATGGTCATCCCGGCTCCAGCGCCAGCGCCGCCACCGCGACCCAACGGAATGACCGCTTCCGGCCCCGATTCCCCGAGCATCGCCACTGTGGGACGGGTGACGATTCCGCCTTGGGCGAGGCCATATAGTTCTTTTCGTTGGGCTGAGAGGAACTTGAGGGCGTTTTGCAGAGTGGCCCGGATGGCCGGAGTGGGGTTAGCATTCATCTGCTGCCCGATGGACTCAATGCTGGCCTGGATCTCCTGCTTCGATGGCCCCCGCCCCCCTGACCCGTTGCCCCCTGCACCCCCCCCTGCGGTGCGGACAACACTTGTAGTATTCTTGGCCACGCCAGCCAAGGAAATCAGTCTCGCCGCAGTTTCCTCGATGCTCAAGCCAAGTTTGTCGAACGCCAGCCCCCAGACCTCCTTCAGTGTGTCCGCTTCCTCTCCCAGTCCTCTCAGGTAGTTTATGATTTCGCTCGAGTCTCTCTGCGTCTCGTCGGCCCAGACCTTGATTATGCCGGCGGCGTCCAGCCCGAACGCCCGCAACTGAGAAAGTACCGGGTCGAGTTTGCCGGCCACTCTGTCCCAGAAGCGGGTGACTCTATTCGTGATGGCTTCCATATTCCGGGCGCTTTCGGCAGCTATCCGCTCATTCTCTACAGCGGCCTCCCTGTTGACCCGGTGGATGGTATCGGCCACGAGTTTGGCGTGGGCTATCATGTCGTCGCTGTATTGCTGGTCCTGGCGGAGGCCGGCAATGTAGAACTCCCCAAAGGCGGCCAGCTCATCGTCCATCGAATCGGTGACTATCTTCAGCCGGTCAGCCGCCACCTTCTCGGCCAACGCAGTGCGGAGAGCCTCGATCTTTTTTTCTACTGCGATTCGGTCCTCCAGGAAAATGTTGTACGCTTCCCCGGTTGCAGCCAGTTCATCGGCCATGGAATCTGAGATGCGCTTGGTCGCATTCTCCGCAGCGCGGGCAATCCCTGGAAAGCCCACGGTCGGGGAGTTGGCGTGGCTGGCCATCGCACCAATGGACTCCGTCACTTGCGTAGCTGCAACGTCTGCTGCCGCGCCAAAGCCCTCTAGCTTCGCCGTGGTGATGTCAATGTCTGGTATCCCCGCCCGAATAGCCGCTGAGGCCTTCTCCATCGCTTCGCCAAGGGGATTACCCCCCGGGAGCGCGTCGACGAACTTCTTGGCTGCGTCGATCATCCCAGCCAGAACGGTGCGCTGCACGAAGGTCAACTTGTTGAATAGACCAATTATGAAGTTGACCGATACCTCCGTGATCTCCTTCATCTTGGTCCACACAAAGTCCCAATTTTTCCATAGCAACATCGCGCCCGCCGCTATTACTCCCACCGCGACAACTACGGCACCGATCCCGCTGGCCCCAGCAAGCAGGGCCATGCCCGCGGCGAGTGCCGGGAGCATGATCAATATCGGCCCCAGTACCAGGGCCAACGCCCCCAAGGCGCCGACCACGATCGCCAGGACTTTGGTCAGCGCCGGGTGCGCGTCAGTCCATGCAATCATGCGCCTGGTCATCTTCTCTGCGAGGATCGCTAATCGTTCCACGGCAGGCAGCAGCATATCCCCCATAACCTGGACTAAGTCCCCCAGGCGGTTTCTCATCTGAGTCATGGGATCGGCTGCGGCCTCGGCAGCGCCCCCGAATTGCTTGGTCAAAGCTGCCATGATCTCGGTTTGGGTGGCCCCTTTCTCCAGCACAATGCCATATCGGGACAGGCTGCTCGTTTCCCCGGCGATCGCCTTCCCGAGCAATAGAGAGGCGGCATTAAGGTCCATGCCCGCGCCAGCCGCTAGATCGGTTGCTACCTGGAGGGCTTCCAATGAGCCTTCCCACTTGCCACCGATTGTAACCAGTTTCTGTAGGGCTGCCCGCTGGTCCTCATCGCCGAAGTTTGTCTTGCGCTGCTGAGCCTCGATGACCCGCTCGATGGCCGCGGCCTGGGCATCGTAGGACGTGCCGACGTTTACGAGGGATTGATTCAGCCGGGCGATGCCGACTTGCTGGTCCAGTGAGGACTTGATGGCAGACACGCCAAACGCCGTGATGCCGGCACCGAGGGCCGTCAGACCGACGCCGATGGCCTTCCGGTGTTTCTTGATGCCGGCCGCCATCTTGCCGAAGGCCGACTGGGTCTTTTTGAAGCCCGCCTCGGCGTTCTTCGGGTCGGCTGTGATTGTTATTTCAACCTGGTTTGCCATCGCCCTCTGGTTGTCCCTCCTGGACTATCGCCACCATCCGGAGGATGGTCACGTCCTCGTCCATCAACTGCGACGGTAGGCAGTTATACCGCTGGCAGAGGCCGTCGATTAACTCGGCCTCGACCAGTTCCCACGGCTTGATTATCCGGTTCCCGTCACGGTCGAAGCCGCCGCCAACGTGCTTATATCTGCGGATGGCTCTTCTAAAGGGGCCGGCACGTCCGCCACCGCCTCCACCCAATGCTGGACGATTAGCATCGCCAGCGTCAAGGGAATCTGGAGCATCCCGTCCCCGTTGGCCGGGACCGGCTCCCCGGTAGCATCCTCCAGGTTCCAGGACATCAAGACCTCGCCACCGAATAGCTCGGCCATCCATGCCTGATCGTTGCCCTCGGCGGCCTCCCGGAGGGCGAGGTAGTGGCGGAAGCTCACGTTGAGCCGGACAAATATCTCGGCCCCGTCGTAGTCGGTGCCGTCAAAAATGATGCGGGCCGTCGTCTCCGGGATGCGGTATCCCGCCTTAGCCTGCGTCTGCACCCCGTTCCTGCCGGCCATGTTATGCCCACGTCGGGACGGCGCCGCCGGACAACGCACCAGGGGCAGACCATGTCAGCTCCCCGGATGGCGACCGGCTCAGGGCGTAGTCCGAGAAGTACGCCTCGCAAGCCAGCGTCTGGCCGCTTATTCCGATGGTGACCGTCCGCGCCACGCTGGAGGACGGAACCGTTTTGAAAACGTCATGCGAC